CCCCTCGCACGATAAGCCTACACAAAATGAATGGGTTACCTAAGGCGTTATAAAATAAGTAAGCTTTTAACGGGAACTAACGGGAACTAACGGGAACTAAGTAGTTCACAGCATAGTCTTCTGTTATATTAAAAATCTCACTATAACCCTCCGCGCCCTCCGAGAATGCCCTGTATTTCTGGAGATCCCTGATTAAAAGAGACTAGCGTAAAAACCCCGAAGAAAAGCCATTCTCAGAAATTTTATTAAAAATTAACTTGTAATATTAGAGATTAGAGTATATAGTTATGGTATATAGGAGATAAACAAATGACAGATGATAACAATACAGATTTACTAGTACCAGAAAATGCTCCGCCCGAAGGTCTTGCAGTAGCTGAGTCATATCTATCACATCAAGGAGATTCCCGAAAGGTTTGTACAGAACTAGGGTTAACTGCCGAGGTTGTGGAGAAGCAGCTAAAGAAACCAGAAGTAAGTGGATACATCAATAGAATGTTCAGCGAGTCTGGATTTAGAAATAGACATAGATTATTTGGTCTTTTAGATCAGGTAATTAATTTAAAATTAGATGAAATGCAGGAGTCAGGGTTAGGGTCAACCATGGATATTATGGACATACTTAAGTCTGCACATCAAATGAAGATGCAGGAAATGAAATTAGAAGTGGAAATGGTAAAAGCATCTAATGAAGCAGTGCCTACAACTCAGAATAACATACAAGTCAATAACAACATACCGGGCTCTAGTGATCCTGCATATATGGACGTATTAGACTTACTAACCACAGGTAAGAAGTAATGTACTGTAGCCGCGATTATGTTTCCACTACTGAAATAACCCAGTTTACACCTGAAGAGCGTTTCTTTAAATTACCTGTAGAACGCTTTTTAGAAAATGTTAAATCGGATACCGGAGCACCTATTATACCTAATGGTCCTCAGTTAGGTATCATTAATGCTGTAAATAACCCCTCAATAAGATTTGTAGTTGCATGTGTTAGTAGACGTGTAGGTAAATCCTTTGTTAGTTTTGCATTGGCGTTCTTGAAAGCTTTAGAGCCTAACCAAACTATACTTATAGTAGCACCTAACTACTCTTTAGCAAATATAGGTTGGACTGAGATTAAGAAGTACATAAAACAGTTTGGACTTACTACTGTTAAAGAGAACGCGAAAGATAGAGAAATAGAGCTATCAAATGGTACTCTAATAAAACTAGCCTCCGCAGCTAACGCTGACTCGGCAGTTGGTCGTTCTTATGACCTAATTGTATTTGATGAGGCTGCCTTAAGTGATGCTGGTGGTGTTGCCTTTGAAGTCGCTTTGCGACCTACTCTTGATAAGCCGCAGTCTAAAGCTATATTTATAAGTACCCCTCGCGGTTCTAACTGGTTTAAACGCTTCTATGAGCAAGGTAAATCTATGGAGGAGAGCTTAGAGAACTGGTGTGCTATACATGGTACGTATGAAGATAACCCTCGAGCTTCTGTACAGGATGTAGAACAGGCTCGATTAACTTCCTCAGATGCTTATTTTAGACAAGAGTATCTAGCAGACTTTTCAACCTTCGAAGGACAAGTATTTGAATCCTTTGACCGTAAACGCCACGTTGCTGACCTTAGTGAGATGGACTTTAGTGGAGATAAGTGGGAAAATATTCTGGGAGTGGATCACGGTTATCGAGACCCTACTGCAGGTGTTGTATTTTCTTATGATGCAGACGAGGATCACTTCTACTTACGTTGGGAATACCAGAAGACAGCATCATCAACAGCTCAGCATGCTTTAGTGTTTGGACCTGTTATGGAAGACTACGATATAGACTTCTGCTTCATAGATGCAGCGGCTGCCCAGTTCAGGGCCGATTTAGCCTATGAGTATGATATTTCAAGTAACCCAGCTAAAAAGTCTGTAAACGATGGTCTGGATTACATCTGTATGCTATTAGACAGGGATATGCTAACCGTTGATGTACGGTGTGAATTGGCAATTGCGGCCTTTGTAAACTATCGCTGGGATACCCGTGAAGGTTTATTAAAGGAACGCCCCGTACACAATGAATATAGTCACATAGCCGATGCTATACGGTATGCTCTTTATACTTTTACAAACTAGACTTGACATTTAGTTAATGTTGGAGTAGGGTATGTGTTATTAAATAAATATATAAAATCAATGGAGATACAATAATGATCGAGACAGATACTTTTTTAGGTGAGATCGGTAATGGTTCTAGTATACTAACTACAGGAGCCCCATTTTCGTTAGAGAGTACATGCTCTTTAACATTTTACTCAGATGAGTACATTACACCTGTAGCCCCTACTGGAGGTACAGTACTTGTTACTGCATCTGATGATGGATTTAACTATGGTAGTGTTAGTAATGGTACTATTAAGTTTCCCTCAGATGCTTACGGACGCCCTAACTTCTACGGCTATGTTACTCACGTAAAGGCCAAGTTAACTGATATTACTGGGGCTACACACTTTAGATTGCGTGTACATAACCTTAAAAATAAATAAGGAGATTCTATGAGTGATTTTCTAAGTAGAGTAATACAGAATACAGAAGGGTTTGAAGTACCTTACGGGTTCCCTGAAGTTACGGAAACCTCTTTTTCTACTAGGCGTTTCGCTAGTGGTGTGTGGTCACCTTTATCTTTATTTAAGAGTGGTGAGCAGGGAGCATGGTACGACCCGTCTGACATCTCAACACTGTTTCAGGATTCGGCAGGCACTACCCCAGTTACTGCGGATGGCGACCCTGTTGGTTTGATGCTAGATAAATCTGGCAACATCAACAACGGGACTCAACCAGTATCAGTAGCTAGGTCTGTATTTAACACATTGCCTAGCAGATTAACTATTGATAAAGTTGATGATGCTATTGTTGTAAATGTCCCAGTCGGAGGTTGGATCGGCTCAATGGTAATTGCTACAAGTGACGGCACAGCAAGTTATGGAGTTGATTTGCCGGCTGGAGACTATGAAATTGGTGGTAATTACTTTTCAAGCAACACGATTAATGGTGTGTTGCTGAGAGAAGGTGTAGTGGATGCAAATGACCTAGCTAAGACAGAGTGTTATTTTGTAGGAAAAGGGGCTAAGGCCAGCTATGGTGATGCCACTAATTTTAATGCTGCTTGGTATAGAAACAACCTAACAAGCTTTCCACTGCTTGATGTGAGCAGCGGTGTTGATTTTAGGTCTGCTTGGAACGACAACAATCTAACAAGCTTTCCACTGCTTGATGTGAGTAATGGCACTAACTTTAGGTCTGCTTGGCTCGGTAACAACCTAACAAGCTTTCCACTGCTTGATGTGAGCAGCGGTGTTGATTTTAGGTATGCTTGGAACGACAACCCCCTTGTTGATTTTCCTGCTAATATGTTTGATAACTGTTTAGCTGCTAATTTCGACTCATGCTTCAGCAATACTGACTTATCGGAGTCGAGTATAGATGCAATACTAACGAGCATAAACAGTAACGGCACAAGCAACGGTACATTTGACCAGTCGGGAGGGTCGGCCCCAAGCGCAGCGGGTGAATCGGCTATATCATCTATGCGTAGCCGAGGATGGGTAGTTACAGTTACAGGAGGTTACTAAAATGACGACTGAATATACACAACGAGCAACTATCGCCGCTCCTAAGCATCTAATGCATGAGGCTAATCAATTAGCGTTAGCCCTAGGAGAGTCTATTGCTGATGATAAGACTTTTACAACAGCAAGCTATCAAGACACAGAAGGAAACTTATACGCTGTAGCGTCAACTGTTGCTAAACCCATATTTGCAGAGATGGCGGGGCAGCCTTTGAAATCGCCTAACTACTCACCTGATATGGATTTAGAGGCAGCTACGCGCGCACAGCAGTTGTTGCAAATTAATAATGGTATTGCAACGCCTGATGTTATAGCTGTTATTTTAGGTGGCAATGACGAGAGCGCACAAGAGCATATTAAAAGTCTTGGATTAGAACGTGTACCAGAAGAAAATTAAGTGGCGGTTTTTAAGCATTATTTACAGCACTGCTTTTAGTAATCAACCCCTATAGCAAGGTTAATTAAATAAAACCAAACCTTAGCTTAATTTTAAACCTTCAATAATTACCGTAAATAACTAGGCTTTTTGTGCCTAGTTTACTTACTGGAAATAGAAAGATAAGTTTACATTTACGAGTAAAGTCTATATAATATCTTTATTGAATTGAAAGAAAGTAGTATTTACCTTAGGAATAAGGTTCGGCTGGCGCTTATGCTACTTTCTTCTAATAATAAAAAGATCTTAAATATACTATTAAGGATAAGTAATGGCTACTAACACTAACAAAAGAGCTCCTACTAAGCATATCCGTGATGGTATTAAGGCCAAGTATAAGAAGTGTTCCTACTGTGAAATATGCGGTGTACAGGAACACCTCGAAATACATCACTACACCACAGTGTCCCTTCTCCTTAAATCCTATGCGGAGGCAAATAGTATATCTATTGCCAATGATGATGATGTACTCGCAATGCGCGAGAAGTTCTATCAAACACACAGCTTTGAGCTTATAGAGGACACGGTAACCTTATGTAAAGCGCATCACGCGTCGCTACATAAGACCTACGGAGTTACACCACCCCTACATACTGCCAACAAGCAGGCTGAATGGGTGAAGAAACGACGTGACACTGTCGGCGTACTTGATGTACTACCAGAAATAAATAGCACTAAAGGGGCTAAGAAGAAAAATCCGGAAATCAAGTTGAATACTTGTGACCTATCTTCTTTTCAAACTACTATACAACCTCTTAGTGATTATAAGGTATAAAGAATGGGCATCAAAACATGGGTAGCTGAGGCTTTAAAACTTAACCCAGCACAATCAACAATGTCTGATGCGGAGACTTCTAGGAATAGTTCTAATACTAAGCCTTTCACAACTAAAGCTGCCTATAGAGATGTAGAGATAGTTAATAGATGTGTAAATCTTCTAATAGACAGTGCAGCACAAGTTGACTTTGAAGTCAATACTAAGTATGGTTTTACTTCTTTAGCTAGTGCTTCTACAAAAGGTGGTGTTAGAAAAGATAAGTTACAAGAAGTGCTTAATGTTCGACCTAACCCATATATGGATATAAGTTCGTTTAGAAGATTATTAATGATGGATTTCTTCATGGAAGGATGGGCATTTATGCATTGGGACGGTATGTCTTTATATCACTTACCCGCTGCAAGAATGGAAGTTTACTCGGATAGTAGAACCCTTATACAAAAATATGTATATGATGGTGTAACAGAATTCAAGCCTTCTGAAGTAATAATGGTTAGGGATAACTACTATGAAGTAGGCGGAACTTCGGGTATCGCTGGACAATCTAGGGTTATGAGTTGTCTTAGTAGTGTAACCGCTAGGGATGAGTTACTTAAGTTTAAAAAGAACTTCTTTAAAAATGGTGCACTATTCAGTTTAGTTGTTGAAACAGATGCAGTATTAAGTAAGAAGATCAAGAAACGCTTCTCAGATGAAGTTACTACAGAGTTTAATCCTAGAACGGGTAAGCGCTCTGCTTTAGTATTAGATGGTGGGATGAAGGCTAAGTCTTTAACACCTACTTCTACAAAAGATCTTGAGGTTTCTCAGGATGTAAAAGATTAT